GAATATGCTCGTGGCACAAATGTCACAGCACAAGATTTGCAGGATGACGATTTTAACTTAGTCATTGATAAGGCTAACTATTTTGCCTTTAAGATGGACGATATTGAAGAGGCACACAGCCACGTCAATTTCATGGATCTTGCAACAAACCGTGCTGCCTATCGTCTGGCTGACAACCATGACCAAGAAGTTCTTGGCTACATGGCTGGCTACGCACAAGCTGCTAACCACAGCAAAGCTAGTGCTCTGAACACAGCTGTTAATGGTACTAAGGCTGTATCAACTGCAGGTGCTAATGAGTTGCTTTCTTCTATGCAGCTTCACAAAGGCGACTTTGGTAACATCACTACTGCCTCTGCTGGCACTCACTCAATTCCTGTGACTGCACGTATGCCCGGTGCTACTTCCTTGCCAACAGCTACTGTTTCTCCTGCTATGATTATCTCACGCATGAAGCGTTTGCTTGATCAGCAACAGGTAGACTCACAAGGTAGATGGCTTGTAGTTGATCCAGTATTCATGGAAATCCTCGCTGATGAAGATTCCCGCTTTATGAATGCTGACTTTGGTGAATCAGGTGGGTTGCGTAATGGCTTGTCCCTTAACAACTTCCACGGCTTCCGTGTATACTCCTCATCCAATTTGCCAGCACTAGGCACAGGATCAGGTACATCAGGTACAGCTAATCAGCTGACTAACTTTGGTGTTATCATAGCTGGCCATGATTCTGCTGTAGCAACTGCTGAGCAAATCAACAAGACAGAAACATATCGTGACCCTGACAGCTTTGCTGACATTGTTCGTGGTATGCATTTATACGGCAGGAAGATTCTTCGTCCAGAAGCAATCGTAACTGCTCGTTATAACGCAGCATAGGGGAGATATAAACTATGGCTACTTTTGATATGACTTCCAGTGCTACTGCTGGTGTTGGGGCAAACGTTCTTGCTGTTCCAACAGTAGTTGGTAATGCTGTACGAACCATTGAAGCAATCTTAGATATTGATGCTATGATTGCTGCAGGTGCTACCATTGCTAATGGTGACATCTTTCAACTACTTGAAATCCCCGCTGAATCAGTAATGCTTGCTGGCGGTGCGGAAATCATGAAGTCTTTTACTGCAAGTTGTACTTGTAATATTGACTTCGCTGGTGGAGATGACATTGTTGACGGTGCTGCTTTGGATGCTGCTGCTGGTACATACCTTGTACTTGGTACTAACGGCGAAGCTAACATTGTAAACACTGGTGCTGCATCTACTTATGCTGCTGCTGCATTAGCTCTTGTCGCTGCGTCAGATACCATTGATGTAGTTATTGCTGGTGCTGCTGCTGCAACTGGACGCTTACGTGTCTATGCAGTAATTGCAGATATTTCGGCTGCTCATACTGAGGCTGCTGAAGCCCAGCGTGACTTGCTGTAATACATTACTAAACTTTGGGGCTGGCTTTGTGCTGGCCCCATTGCTACATTTTAAGGAAGCATAATGGCTCTGACATACCTTGAACTAACGAATGACGTTCTCACTAGAATGAATGAAGTCGTGCTTACTGCTGGTGATTTTACTTCTGCTAGAGGTGTTCAAGTACAATCTAAAAATGCTATCAATGAAGCTATACGACACATTAATCAAAAAGAATTTGCATACCCATTTAATCATTCCACTAACACTTCTACATTAGTTCCGGGTGTAGTAAGATACACCATACCAACTGGTACAAAATACATAGATTACAATACAGCAAGAATAAAAAAGAATACTGATCTCAGTGCATCAGGGGTTAATTTAAAAAGACTTAATTACAATGAATACATAAGCAAAGAGTTCGCAACTCAAGAAGATGAAATTGAATCTACAACTCTGAATGGCACACACACAGATTCTGTGACTACCCTGACCCTTGTTTCAACTACAGGCTTTGCAGCATCAGGCAGTGTCTACATAGCTAGTGAGTTGATCTCTTATACTGCTATCTCAGGCAATACTCTTACAGGTTGCACAAGAGGTGCTGAGGGTACTACTGCTGCAGCTTACGCTAGTGGCGTAGTAGTTACACAGTTTGATAACGGAGGTGTGCCTCAGTACATTGTACGCACCCTTGATAACAATTATTTACTGTACCCTTACCCTGACAAAGAGTACACACTACTATATGATTTCTTTACGTTCCCTGATGACTTGACTGCACACGGCGACACTACTAGTATTCCTAATAGATTTAAACCTGTCATTACAGATGGCGCTGCAGCATTCCTCTACCAGTACAGAGGTGAGATGCAACAGTACCAGATTAACTTTGACCGTTTCGAAGATGGCATTAAGAATATCCAAAGCTTATTAGTTAACAAGTTTGATTACATCAGGTCTACTGTAATAAACAGACCTACAAGTTCTAACTCTGGAGTGTCCTTTTAATGCCAGATAGTTCTCAAGTACAACCTGCAGCATTTAACTGTGAGGGCGGTTTAGTTTTGAACCGTTCTTCTTTTCTTATGCAACCGGGGGAAGCTCTAGTACTAGAGAACTTTGAGCCTGACGTTGAGGGCGGCTACAGGAGAATGAACGGCTACCGTAGGTTTGTCAATCATGTAGTACCACATACAGCCAGTATCAACGAGAAGGTAATAGGTGTAGCTAAGTTTGGTAACAAAGTAATAGCGTGTAGAGGAGAAAAGATATTCTCTGCTGCTTCTACTGAGTTAGCATTTGCTATAAGTGCAAGTACATCTATGTCAGGTTCTGGTGTAATTAAAGTAGACTCTGTTGCAGGGTTTGCAACTAGTGGTACTCTACAGATAGACTTAGAACTATTCACTTACACAGGTGTAGATGCTGTTTCAAATCCTAATGAGTTTACAGGAGTAACACGTGCTACAGAAAGCACCACTGCTGCATCTCACCTTAATAGGGCAGTTGTTTCCTCGCCTTGGACAGAGATAGACACTGGTAGAACTAATGCTTCTAAGTATAGGTTTGAACGTTTCAATTATGATGGTAATGAAAAGATCGTATGTGTAGATGAAGTAAATGCACCTGTAGTTTTTAACTTAGCTCTTAGCGCAACTGATGTCAGTGCAAGTGCAGTTGCAGGTTCTAAGTTTTTAGCTTCTTATAAATCTCATATGTTCTATGCTGGTAAATCTACTACCCCAGAACTATTAAGTTTTAGTGAAGGCTTTAATGAGGATGGTTTTAGCACGGGTCCAGCTTTACCTGCAGGAACCATTAGAGTAGACGATACTATTACAGGCATAAAAGTTTTCCGTGACAGTCTGTTTATCTTTTGTGAAAACAGAATATTTAAACTTGCAGGAAACACAGCAGCAGACTTTGCTATCGTACCTGTTACTAGAAACATTGGTTGTATTAATGGTGACACCATACAAGAATTTGGTGGTGACTTAGTATTCCTTGGACCTGATGGGCTGCGTACAGTTGCTGCTACTGCAAAGATTGGCGACACAGAACTTGGTACAATAAGTAGAAACGTACAATCTATTTTTGATAAAAACATTAAGGACTCTTTGCTATTTGAAAGTGTTGTCATACCAGACAAGACACAGTACAGAATATTCTTTACTAAAGATGGTGAAGCTGATAGTATTACAAGAGGCGTTACTTGCGTTATGAAGCAAGATAACTTTGAGTTCTCTGAGATACGTGGTATAAAACCTGCTTGTACAGATACCTTTGTACAGGCTGGTGATGTCATAGTATTACACGGGGACTTTGCTGGTCACGTTCATAGACAAGAAAAAGGTAACACCTTTGATGGTATACCTGTACTAGGAAAATATAGAAGTTCTGACTTGGCCTTTGGGGACACAGGCATACGAAAACATATGCAAAGGGTTATTATTAACTATAAGCCTGAGTCTGCTCTTGATGCAGAATTAGTTTTAAGATATGATAATGAGAATGCAGACTCTACTAGACCTGAGCCTTACTCTTTAGATTCTAATCAAGTAGCTGCACAATTTGGATTAGCTGTATTTAGTACTGCAGACGGTGCAGTCAGGTTTGTTTTTGGTGGGCCTTCTCAGCCTCTTATAAGACAGCCAGTAGAGGGTTCAGGTTTTTCTGTTGTACTGAGAATAAATGACGGGGGTGAGTCTGCACCTTACTCCCTTAAAGGTTTTCAGTTAGAGTATACATTAGGAGCAAGACGTTAAATGGGCGCTACATACACAAGACAATCAACCTTTACAGATGGCGATGTAATTACCGCCAATCTGTTTAACAATGAGTTTGATCAGCTTCTAGCTGCATTTGCTGTTAATACAGGACACACTCACGATGGCACTGCTGGAGAAGGCGGTCCTATATCTTTAGTGGCATCTGACAATGTTACTATAGGTACTGGTGCAGGTGACATTACACTTACTTGGGATGGTGGCTCTAACAATGGTGCTATCATCTGGAGTGAAGATGAGGATTACTTTACGTTCTCTGATGACATCTTACTTGCTACATCAGAGAAGCTACAGTTTCGTGACACTGCTATCTACATTCACTCTAGTGCTGATGGTCAACTTGATCTTGTAGCTGACACAGAGATCCAGATTGCTGCTACTACTATTGATATGAATGGTATACTAGATGTATCAGGTAATTTACTTGTAGGTGGTAATCTTACAGTTGCAGGTGATGCTACAGTAACAGGTACTACTACATTTAATGGTGGTACAATTACTCTTGGTGATGCAGCTACAGATAACGTTGTATTTGGTGCTGACGTTGACTCAAGTATTATACCTGATGATGATGATACGTATGACCTTGGTTCTGCAAGTCAAGAGTGGCGTAATCTATTTATAGATGGCACAGCAAACATTGATACTGCCTCTATAGATAACATATCTGATGATACACTTGTAGCTACAGATAAAAAGATACAGTTTCGTGACACTGCTATATTTATTAACTCTAGTGCAGACGGGCAGCTAGATATTGTAGCTGACACTGAGATACAAATAGCAGCTACAACTATAGATATTAATGGCGCTGTAAATGCCAGCGGAGAAATAATTGCCGCAAGCTTAGACATATCAGGCAACGTGGATATTGATGGTGTAACTAACCTTGATGTAGTAGACATTGACGGTGCTGTTGACATGGCATCTACACTTGCAGTTACAGGTATTGCTACATTTACTGATGATATTATTATTGGTGACGGTAAGACTATTGGTTCTACATCAGATATAGATGCTATTACTATTGCTGCTAATGGGCAGGTTACTCTTACACAAACATTAATAGGTACAGCACTAGATATTAGTGGCGACATAGACGTTGATGGCATAACTAACCTTGACGTAGTTGATATTGATGGTGCGGTTAATATGGCTACCACTGCCTTAGTAACAGGAGTGTTGACTACTACAGCTACACAGGTAGCAACGGGTGGAATTACAAGTGGTTCCAATATTGTTTCTGACACAGACAGCACTGACGATCTGGGTACAACCAGTGTTCGTTGGGCTAACTTGTTTGTTGATGGCATTACTGCGACTGACCAAATAACCGCTACTGGGTTTACTGGTACATTAGACGGTATTCTTGGGTCTGGCGCTGCTGCTACTGCGTCTGTAACAACTCTTGATACAAGCGGTGCTGTTAACTTAAATCTTGCTACTGACTCAACTAGTTCAACTTCAGGCGCTTTGATTGTTGACGGGGGTGTTGGTATAGCTAAGAAGCTATTTGTTGGTACTGACCTAGATGTTGATGGTACAACTAACCTTGATGCTGTGGACATAGATGGCGCAGTAGATATGGCATCTACACTTGCTGTTACAGGTATTGCTACATTTACTGATGATATAATTATTGGTGATGGTAAAACTATTGGTTCTGCCTCAGATGTAGATGCAATAACAATAGCATCTAACGGACAACTTACACTTACACAGACTTTAATAGGCACAGCACTAGATATCTCTGGAGACATTGATGTAGACGGAACAACTAACCTAGACATTGTTGATATAGATGGAGCTGTTGATATGGCTACAACTCTTGCAGTTGCAGG